GTCTAGTACACATTTATGTCCACTAGATGTATCTGGAATAATTACATCATCGGCTGCTGTAGGTATTCTATTAGTTACACCTGTAGTATTCCAATTAGCATCAATAGCAAACGCAGTTTCGTTGCCTAAGGCTCCACCTACCCACGTGTTAACAGCCATTAGACCACCTCACTTACGAAGACAATTTCAGAGTATATAGGAGAAGCCATTCACTAAATTTGCTCCCCATAAACAATGACTGTAAGATCTGCGCCATTGCCTGTAGCCCTCACACATAGATGTTTCAATGCCGTAGTAGAAATAGCTTTCAATGCATTACTGCTAGTTCCAACAGATATATCATCTCCAACTTGTGTCCAATCAGAACTGCCTTCACTTCCTGGTTCGTCTTTTAACGATCCATAAACCTTAGCAACTGCCGCTACTGCACCATCGCTGTTGAATATCTGTATTGCATATCTATTGTACAATGCTACATCAAACTTATCTAAGACTGTTGTTTCAGAACCTCCCACAGCCGTTTCCGTATTGGAAAACGTCATTGCTGTGCGAGTTCTGTCTAGTCTTTTATTTGTCCGTACTACTGTAGATGCCATCAGTCAGCCTTCCCTTTCTTGGCCTTCTTATTCTTTTTAAGACCTTTAGGTTTTGGCTCTTTAAGCACTTTGTCTACTTTTTCTTGGATCTTGGATTTACGAGGTCGGCCCCTAGATTTAGAAGGTTTGACGTGAGTCTTAATCCCTGCCCCAACTTTAGGGGTAGAGTTTGTCTCAACAGAAAAATCTCTGTTTCTCGCAAGTTCTTGAGCGAGTTTTTCACTTTCAACTTCAACCGTTTGGTTGGGTCTGAAAGCAATCCAGCGCCCAGAAGGTAGCTTGCGACGAGTGTACCGATTCCCATTATAGGTGATCTTGACCATTTAATTAGTCCTCCAATCACTCTATGCAGTTAAGTCTCGGATACTACCGCTAGTGTCTCTTCTGTAACAGACTAATTCACCTGCTGTAATGAATGCGTATTCTCTGCTGAGAACTTGCCTTACAGCCAAGTTAGTGTTGTCCACATAAGTTGTTGGTGCTGCTATTCTCATAGCTAAGTTAGACATATCCAATAAATACATTCTAGAACCACCATCTTTTGGTACGTGTTGTGATAGGAAAATTGGTATTCCATCGTATGCACCGACTCGTGAATCAAAGTTCAAACCAGCTTCTCCAGTAACTCCGTTTACGTTAGCTGCACCAGTTGTTGGTAGATTGTAATGACTTGCTCCAGTTGTTGCTTGCATTAATTGTTTTAGATTCTGGTAAGTATCGTATCCAGTTAGAATAACTAGGTCGTTGTAGTTTGCACCATTTTCTAATAATGCTGCAAGTCCAGCGTCAATGTCTGCTAAAGCCAAAGCATTGTTAGTTCCATCATCTGTGAAGTGAGTGTATCCTGCGTCAAACCATGATTCAGTATTAATATCTTGACTATACATATCAACTGCTGCTGGTAATGTACCGCCAGAAGGATTTTGTCCATCTGTTGCATACGCCAATGTTGCTGTTGCTCTATCTAAAGATTCAAAGTTTACTCCAGCAGTTCCTGCGGCTGCGCCACTTGCTGAACCGTCACTGTCTACTTCAAATGTTTTTAGTAATTGCTGATCAATGTAGTAAGCGTGTGCTTCTCCATTTTCTTTTCTCATAAATGCTGCTAAGTTACCAAGACCATCATCTGATTCTGATAAGATTTCAGCTTTTGAAGACATTTGCCACGGGGTTACAACTTCTTTCAAAGTTAGTGTAATCTCTGCAATTTCTGGAGCATCTGTTTCTGGGAAAGCTCCACCTTCTGCAACTCCATTGGTTGTTTCAGCTCTTGCTGTTAATGCTCTGAAACCTGATTGTGTCCACGGTTCCTTCTTCAAAAGTTTAAAAACTTCTGACTTAGTGTTTAGCTGACTGTAAACTTTAGCACCAAACATGGTGTTTAATCCACCTGCTAAGGTAGTCGTATCTACATTTACGTCAGCTTTACTAATTCCATACCTCTTGGATATTCCAAGTGTTCCGCCATAATAAGCGTTCACATATTCTTCCATATTCATTCCTGCCATATTTAGTTGTCTCCTATTGTTTCTTCAAGTTCATCCCATGTTTTGGAAACGTTGTTCCAATCAAAAGATTCTGCTTTAGGACTGTCATTTGCTGAAACAGGCGTAACCTTCGATCCAGCGTAAACGGATATTCCGTATTTCTTAAGTGATTTCATAACTACTTCTAAAGAAGGTTCTACTTCGGTTTCTGTTTCAGATTTCTCTGCTTCTTCCTCTTCTTTCTCTTCTTCTTCTTCTTCCTTTTCTTCTGGAAGTGTCATTTCATCTAGTTTGGTCTGCATTGCTTTCATTTCTTCTGCAAGCATTTCTAATGTTAATGGTTCGTCTTCTTTGACTTCCTCTTCTTCAACAACATCAGGTAACTCTTCAGGAGAAATAACTTCAACTGTAACTTCTTCAGATTTAACTTCTTCTACAACTTCTGTAGCTTCTGTCTCTTCTGTTTTTTCGGTGCTGCATCCGCAGTCATCGTCTTTCTTAGCCATAATTGCTATTTTGTTAGTTTCGTTTATAAAGTTATTTGCTTTGTCGGCTTTGGCCATTGCAACGTCTGTTACAGTAGCTTCTACGTTAGCAGGATTATCTCCCACCCAGGATACAGACCATAATCCAAGATCATTTATTTTATTAAAGCAAGTATCCGCTCCATCTGGGCAAACCATATCTTGAGATAATGTTTCTCCCCTAATGCTGCTTGCTCCTTTTGTTCCAAAGTCTTTAATCTCTTTCCAAACATTATGATGCATTTCTAACTGATCATGAATCCCATACTTTACTTTTATTTTGCCATCATCAATCTTGTAAGCTAATGGTAATCCTATTGGTATCTCTTCATGTTGATAAGAATAAACTCCGTACTTCATATAGAAATCCATTGACTCTTCTAATACATTAGTAGGGATTAAATCATTCTGTTTATCTATAATAGGTGAATTAATGTAGGTCTCCATGACTCTATCATTGTACCATTCCTTGCGATAAACTTTCCAGCCTGTAGTCTCGCCTGCCATAATAGCATTTGATATTGCTACTATTTATTTGTAACTGTTATGTCGGCTTTTATTTTTCATATAACGACTTATGCTCATAACCTATCAAATAATTACCCTCAAGATAATCTTCACTCCAATGTCCTTCTACTTTCTCAACTAATTCAATCTCAGGATGTATCCCTTGATTACAATCGTTTACTATGTTCATAGCTACCCTCCATTCATCTCCATTAAGTTTGTAAAAAGATTCTTTGTTATGAATCCAATACTCTATTATCTTCATTGTTTAAAACCTCATTGATTTGCCTTTTTTCATTGGACCTCTTGCACTTGATCTTTTGCAATATTCATTATGCCATTGTGACAAACCTGCCCATCCACCTATTGGATTTTCACAGGCATGACATACCTTTCTTTTCTTTGCGTCGATTTGTGCCGATTTAATTGTTGAGTTCTGTTTGCTCATACTATCCCAGACGCAGGAGTTATATAAAGATTATCGGTGTGATTTGTAGCTAAAATACAGAAAGTTAGCTTTGTGTAGGATTATATAACCTACAGATTCTGTTTAAAAAACTCAGCCACTCTTCTTCGGTTGTTTTCAAAAGCTGGTCTCATAAACGGTTTCGGACCGCCATTGGGACCAGTGCCTTCTGGTGAACCATACTCAACATGAGGCGCATACTTTACATTGGTACCAATTACTTTTACTAGAAACTCTCTTTTAACGTTAATAGAGGCTCGTAAACGGCCTGTATCTACTGGAACAATACGTTGGGCCTCCAGAGACATTGCGTCTGCTGTATCGTCTAACGCAGCATCAAGAACTTCTGGATGTTCATCTGCTATCTTTTGTAATATAGATTTAAACTGATCCCCACCCTTGATTGTAATTCCCATTAGTGGCCTAGAACTTCATCAACACTAGCATCGCCATACTTGTCTTTCCATTTCTTTTGAATAATCTTCTTACCCTTTTCATACATTGCCATTCGTCTAGCTCTATTGGCTTGTTTACGAGCCACTCTATCGCCCTGCTTCCACGCTAACTCATTTGTACAGGCTTGACAAAATCCAGTACTAAGAATGTGTACTGACATTGGTCCTGCTCTACATTTTTTACAACTACTCATTTTAAATTACAAGTGCAACCGTCATTGTCAACTCCTGTCCATCCGCAATAACACGGGTCGCACTCTTCCTCCTGGTTTATTTTACCGTTTCCATGATGTCCATATCTATCATTAGAAATATAAATTTTTATGTGGTCTGGCATTCGACTCATTTTCCTATCTCCTGCTCTTTCTCTTGGTCTGATAAACTATTCCACCAATCCCAAAATTCTTGATCCTCTATCATGGAACCCTCATCAATACAGTTCTCTGATTCGGATGCAATAACGAATTGCCTCTCAAAGTAAAACCATACGTCGCTCCAACGCTTTGTTGCAATTCTATTAATTCATTCATTAGTAATCCCTTAGTAGGAATCTTGCTATTTAATTCTCTGTGCGCGTCACAAGTTCTAGCTCCAGATGCAACAACTAAAGTATAACGAAAAGGTTTCTTTCTTATCTTTTCTTGCTTCTGGTAAGATGCTAATCTACCTTCATTAGTAATGTTAGTCATTTCAGTTCTTGCTATCCTGGTTAACTTATACGTTTCTTGATTAAGAACTTTTTGCATTTCTGCTACTGTATTTGGAATACTACGACCTTCAACAATAGAATCTGCAATCACTTGATTTAATTTAGTAGATAATACTGTAGACAATTCATTGTAGTTATTTGTCTGAACACTATTGCTTTGTAAAGCTCTAATTGCATCTTCATCTGCTTGGTCAAAATCTATCTGAAATCTATCTGCTTTATATACTAAATTAGTTGTTTCTTCTTTTTTAGTGCCATAACTTAGGGACTTTTTATCATCTACTGCATTTATTTGACGAACTCTAGCCTTTGCCCAAGAGTATCCTGCATCGCCTCCCCAAAGCAAATGTGCAATATATCCTGCACTTGGATTATGTTCATTACCCCAATCTTCACCTTCTCTATCTGATTGATGTCTATCAAAAAAAGCCTTCATTCTTTTACAAGTCTTAGGTGATAAGTTAACTCTGTTCTTAATATCTCTAGCTCTTGCAACGCCAACTTCTGTTCCACCTCTACCAAACTCTCTACGATATTCTAAACCCTTAGCTGCTTCTTTTGCCATTGCTGCCGTAGGTTTGAAATTAATGTGTGAATACTTATCTTGTTTTTCAATTACGTTTACCTTATCTTCAGCTGCTGCTGATTTAAATCCATGAAGATAAGCATCTCTTAATTCGCCATTTACTAAATTCTTAAGATCTTGAACCAAGCCAATCATTAGCATTGGTAACATCTCATTTATCTCAGAATATGTTTTAGCTGTACGAAGTCGATTGACTTCTCGCTTTATTGTAATTGCTAGATTATTATCTAAGGCTGATACAAGTCTGCTTGTTCGCTTGGCTCCTCGGCCTCCTGCGACGTTGGCAAACTTGCGAAATCTGTTTGTGGTAATATTAATTCTCCTTCTTCATCTAAATCTACAGTAATTCCTACAGCTTGGAATGAAGCAATTACATTAGCTTTAATTTGCAAGTTAGCAAGATGTTGTTGCTCATTACGTTCATCAATGTCATTGAATACTACTTTCCAATCTGTTATTTTTAATAAATCTATTAAAGGATTAAAGAATCCATTTACTAATATCTGTTGTGTTTCTGCAATAGTTCTGTCCATCATAGACAACTGCTCACCTTCTGCATTCAATCCACCTACTCCAGATACATCACCAACTGCTAAAGGCATTACTCCATAAGTTGCATTAATATCTGAGTTTATTTTATCCATATACGGGATCATACCAGATTCATTTTGACTTGGCATAATAGAAACAAACTTAGCTCCTGACTGTCCTTCGCCAGAGGATATAATTGGTACAAAGTTAGGATTGCGTCTGGTCTCTTCTGCAATGTATTCTCCTAATCTATTCAATGCAGTTTCATCCAAGTTAGGAATATCTAAGAAACCTTTAGGTGGTCTTTCTAATCTAAACAATTTATTTTGATAAGCTTCAATTGCTAATGCAGTCTCTATTTTTTTCATTAGACCTACAATAGGTGATTGTCCATACAATCTAGCTGTAGAACTGTATTTGTTAAAATGCATGATCTCATCTCTTGCAAAAGGGATGTCACCTTCTGGGTCTTCAAAGGTATAAGCCACTGGTTCTAATTTAGTTCCACATTCTGAGCAAGCTGTTCCATTTGCAGTTCTTCTACAAGAAGGACAAAATGTATCTTCAGTTTGAAACTTACCAAATCTATCAGTGTTAAATCTCATTTGTTTAGAATCTTCAACCCATAATTGTGATACTTGTTTACCTAGTATTTGCCCAGATTCATTTTTTACATAATCATAAACTACAGAAACCCAAGCATCATCAAAGACTTCTAGCTGTCTAATAAGAGCTTTACAAAATTCTTCTCCTGTAATGTCGCTTTCTCCTGAGCTTGGATCAACTAATAAACGTTCTAACATTACTCTCTGGTCTTCACTAGGATTCTCAACTGTTTGTTCTAACCTGTAACCTTTTGCTACAGTTTGTGAAGCTATACGATTAACAACCGTTTGTAAATGTGAATAGTTAGTTGCTAAATCTTCTAAGTGATGTAAATCATAAACTGGGTAAATACGCATTGGTCCTGTACTTCCCATTGCAGGAGCCATATCATATACTGGAGTTCTTGCTTCTTTTTCTAAACCATTTTGGTTGTTGTCTAAGTAAGCCTGAACACGACTTCCTTTTGGCTTGCTCCTAAATCTGTCAAAAAATCCCATGCTACCAGTCTGGGTCAGACCTCTTTGCTCTAATAAGCCTTTCTCTATTATCGGCTTGATATATGTAATTTTTAATCGCAGGCTCTAAGAATTTAGCGACAGTGACTCCATGCGTTTTAGCTAATACTTTTATGTCTTCTCTGATTCGGTTGTCAATGCCTTTTAATTCGAGTCGAGCCATTATGATGACAAGCCCTCTACTATGTGAAAGTTGAAAAGATTCTCATGGATAATTCTAGACTTTGAACTTGTCATCGGTATTGACTATGGCCACTACCCTTTATATATTTTGTTAATCTTCTTGAGACCAGGTAAAATATGTATCTTCAACTTTTTTTCTCATTGCTTGAACTGCCTTAGATGATTGATGCATTTTAAGTTTATTTTGTATTCTTCTACGGGATCTTTGAATTGATTCATCGCAGGGAGCAAAGTGTAAAAGGTCATACAAATCAGATAAGAATTTGTCTTCTTCACATTGTCTACCTTTAGGACTTGTAGCTCTGTAAAACTCTTGAAGGACTGAGTAATACAAGAACTTAGTATTGTCTCTGCAAACGTCATGGTCTTTCAAATGACGAAATACCAAGTCTTCTACTTTATTCAACTTTTTTGTTAAACCCATTTTTAATGTCCTCCTTTATTTGATCTTCCCATTCTTCTGTTGTTAACACTTTTATTCCTCGCACATTAAACATCTCCATCCTGATTCCATTAGAATCTTGGGACTATAGCATTCATCGCAACGATATAAAACTAACTGCATTCTTCACCTCTCTCTTTTTTGCGTTTGATAAATTCAGCATAAGCTTTTGCAAATGCTTTGTCATCTGGTATAAATGTGATTACTGTTGTCTTACCCATTTATGCACACTCATGTATTGAGAACCATTGCTCTCCGTCTGTTTCTTTTGTGAATGTTGGTGATTTGCACCCACAACCACTGCAGATTAAAAAAGAAGGTGGGATCGCCACCGTAGCTTCTTCCTCTAGCAGTGCTGCTATGATTTCTTTTTGATTCATTTTTATTTGTTTCCTACCCTTTCTGGGTATTGTACACATTAGTTAGGGTTATATAAGCCTTATCCAGTTATAGCCTTCCTAGAGTACGGATCGAGTACAATGCCCACAATATTAATGTAACCAGAACTGCCATTGCAAATCCTGCTAAGATCTCAAGAACGGTTTCCAACCATGTCTCCCACTATTGGCGTGTAAATTGCATCTAATTTACATTTGTAACAATCTACTACTGGTCTTCCTTCTTTTTTATTATCATCACTAAACATAAAATGATATTTCTCCAGGTGACGGTGTTCTTCTTCCCAACGCTCTCCGCAAAGAAAGCAATCAAATCTCCATCTCATTTAATTAACTCCAAACACTTCTTGCAATTTACAAAACTAAGATGTCTATTTTTCATGATCCTATATTCTTGAATTGTGCAGTCATATCCACAAAGAGTTGTCCGTTCACTGTATCCTGCCTTATGCCTCTTCATCAATCTATCGTAATAACTGACCCTTGAAAACAGTTGTTCATGTCAGATACTCCGTACTTTAGTTTGTTATAACAATGCCTGCAACGCTCATTATCATCTCCCATATTGCTGTGTTTTCCTATAGGGTCGTTACAATCAATACAGGCTTTCCATTCGTCTTTTGTTAAAGTGTTTCCTTTATTCATATTGGGTTATATGTGCCGTTATATAATCCTTTAAGCCTAAAAGTTATCCCAGCTTGTAACTCGTATTCCACGCTTATCTATATCCTGAATTGCTAACTCGCACATCCACAAAGATATTACTGCATCTGATGTATGTCCATCTAATCTACCATTCTTACCCCACATTAATCTAGACAATCCTTCTACTAGTTTTCTTGATCCTATCGGCCCTGATTTGTTTACTTCTTTGTTCCAGGGTATAATGTATCTTCCTTGCTCTAACGCTAACGCAATTCTAGGAATACCAATCTGTGCATGATGTTTCTCTGAACCTGTTCTATGGCCTTGTACTGGTAAAGAAGCTAAGTCCTTAGCTGCATGAGCTACTAATCTCTGGAACCCATTTGTTTCTACCATAATCATAGATGGATTGTATTTCTCTGCCAATGATACTAAGTTAGTTACCTGAGATGTTAACCACCCTGCACCTTCTGCTTTTACTTTACCACACCATTGATAGATAACATGACGAACCTTAGTATCCCTATCATAAGATAGAACTGTGTAAGCTGTCTCATCATTTGCAGTATCCAAACCTACAGCTAAATCAACGCCAATAACAATGTCAGTATCACCAATAGGTTTTCCAAAACCTAATGACTCATCAAGGCAAGGCTCAATCACAGCCCACGGAATTACAGCAGTTTCGGGATCTAGCGGATTAAGCAAGTATTCAGATTCAAAAGCCCTAGTTCCCATTGAATGTCTTTCAGCTTCTAATCTTTCCATAGTCCAATACTCAGGCCATCTAGGTTTACCTTCTTTGTTTAAAGCTGGATGCCAAACGTGCGCCCAATCTGTACTCTGTCGGACCCAATCTGTAGCATCTCCTATTCTCTTTTGTGTACCTATCAACAATATCTTGCCCTCTGGTAAACGCATTGGCATTACAACTCTTTTGATATAATGTATAACTCTATCATCTGACATTCTAGGAAACTCTTCTAGTATATCATCTAAAATTATTAAATGAACGTGAGGCCCTTCTAATGATTTGCTAGTAGATGCAGCTCTAATCCTACTCTCATTACTAAAATGCTTCTGACTCTTTTTCCAAGAACCTCCATCTTCTTTACCTTTAATATAAGCTGACAGACGCCAAGAGCGTTTACATAATTCTTCAAATTGTTCTAATTTATCAATTGCTTGATCTAGAGTTGCTGACACATACAATGCCCTATAGTTAGGATATTTATGCATCATGTATGCACAGTAAGTTAATGTAAATGTAGTTTTCAAATGCCCTCTTGCACACATTATTCCTACATATCTTTTATCTGAATTGACAGTATCAAACCATTCCCTATGCATATCTCCTAACGGAACATACTCACTAGGCTCCATACGCATAAAGTCAGTTAATACATCATTAGCAAAATCAATAAACTCTAGCTCTTCTTGCAATAATCCTTTAGCAAGTAAATGCTGTGTAAACTGTTCTAATCCTTTGATGCTTGCCATTTTTTAACGTGTTCCTCATTTACACTAACTGTAAGATACTTAGGGTCTTGGTCATACAAATAATCAGATAACTCTTGAATGTTATCTGTTTCAAATATTACTTTCCCTGTTTCACTATCACAAATTCTAAACATCTAATCTTTCCTGAACTCGCTGCTCTACTGTACATATTGTATCATTGTGCATTCCACCATGACATACCATTAATATTCTTGTTATTTGAAAGCCTCTGTTTTTTCCAAGACCACAAGTATTCCACCCAAACGAAATACATTTATCTTGAATTTTACTAGCCATTAAATCTTTCCACCTACTCCATGTACTAGCTTTTGTATCATATTCTCCTTTGCCATTGTAACACTCTTTTAGTTGTCTGGGTGAATATGGTGGATCAAATACACCATACTTTTGTGGCTCGATTCGTTTAAGATAATCTACAGCGTCTTCTTGATATTCAAAAGGAAAAGGGTCAATGTAGTTATTACCTATTTCTTCTTGTATTAATGTTTTTATTGGTTTAATTGTAAAAGTTTGTTTATGAGGCATTGCCCATACTCTTTCTATCTTCATTCCATGTCCCTGACCATTTCTACCCAGTATCTTATTACAAGATTAATCTTCTTTTGAGGGATCTTAGCTTTCTTCATTGCTTCTGGTAACTTCTCTGCAATCTCTTTAACCAAAGCATCTTGTAAATCTTTTGCACCCTCAAGACGTTGCAGCTCTCGGATTACAGTAACCATCTCATAAGCTCTAATTTCTGACGAGCTGCTCTTTAATTGCGATATAAACTTTGATTGTATAGCTTGTAGTGTTTTAATGTTCTTTATAGTAGAACGGGTGCTGTTTGTTGCTGTTTCTTGCTTTACGACATCTCTTTGTTTGTCTAATAAAGATTGCCAATCGCCTTGTTTAGCCCAAGTTTTTACAGTGTTATGAGCTATAGAATTGTTATATTGTTCTTTAATCTTATTTGCTATTGTCTTGTACCCTAATCCTTGTAAGAATAATGCTCTAGCTTCTTCCTTAATACTATCATCATAGCGAACCATTCAACAACTCCGCTTTTTGTCCTGTATAATCCTCCCAGCGTTTAATTATAACATCACAGTAATGTGGGTCTAACTCCATACCATAACATACTCTGTTTGTTTTTTCACAAGCTATTAATGTAGAACCACTACCTAAAAATGGGTCATAAACTAATTTAGCATTTACTGCCATCAGTGATTTAGTAATTAATTCTATAGGTTTAGAAGTTGGATGTTCTTTGCTGACTTCTCTTTTGATTTGCCATACATCTCCATCTACTGTTTTCTGCCCACCAAATAAACCACTATAAATTACCCACTCGTGTTGTTTGCCAAACAAATCTAAATTTTGTATTCTATGTTCCTTATCCCATACTATTACAGCTTTAGTTTTTTTGTTAAGTTTTTCTAGTACTTCATTTATTGGTGTGTAACATTTCCAATTACAGCATACAAAAGACGTTTCAAAAGATATTATACTCAGAGCATCATAGATAACAGAATAAGCATCAAAATTATCATTACTTATTTTTTTATGATTTCCCTTTACATCTTGATAATCTATCCCATAAGGTGGGTCAGTCCATAATGTATTTATTAAATTTCCATCTAATAATTTATTTACTTTTTCAGCATCGGTAGAATCACCACATAACAATCTATGATCCCCTAACTGCCATAACTGTCCTTCTTTACATACTGCTTCTACTTCTTCAGGTATAGCATCATCATCTGTTAAACCATCTTTAGGTTCTTCTAAGTCAGCCAATAATTGATCTAGCTCATCCTCATCAAACCCAGTAAGCAACTCATCCACATCATCAAAGAACTGTAACTCAGCCAGTAATTCTGTTAATTTATCTTCCTCCCACTCACCACTTATTTTATTTAAAGCTACATTAAGAAGTTTAGCATCGTTCTCAGTTATATCTAAATATACAACAGGTATCTCTTTAAGTCCTAATTCAAGAGCTGCCTTTACTCTTTGATGGCCTCCTACTATCATATTATCGTGTTTACGAACTAAAGCAGGATCAACAAAACCAAACTGCTTAATACTTTTGATCAGCTTGTTTAGCTCTTCTCTGGATATTTGTCTAGGATTATATGCTGCGCTTTTTAGTGTTTCAGGATCAACAAGTTCAATCTTCATATGTGCTTTCTTCATGACTTCTTCTCATCCAATCCTTAACATAAGATTTGATAACTTGTCTAGCAAGCTCGGATACTGGTCTACCTTGTTCTTCAGCTATCTTACTAAACTCATCCCAACTGTTCTTTGTTCCTTTGGGAAAGGTTAGCAAATACTGATACGGTCTGTTCTTGTATGCCATATTAATCTATCCGATAAGGGGTTATATAACTCTCCTTTCTTTTAACCAGAACTCCCAGTCTTCTTCTGGATACTTTAATGCAATCCAAGCCATCTGTGTTTCTGTATTATTCATATTGTCTAAGTAACTGGTTCTTTTCTTAACTGTTTCAATAGAAGGCATCAATCTAGCGCAGTTCTCTCCTTCTTCTACCCATCTACCAAAACTACGTTTGAGTGAACCAAACTTATCTTCTTTGTAAACTAACATCCACTCTTTATCTGTAGCTGCTTGAACAGCCATTGCTTTATCAGACATTTTCATTTCAGATAATCTTTCTTCAAGTATTGCTAGATTATGTTCTTCATTCTCTAACTCAGCTTGTATCTTCTTATATTCAAATCTCTTAGTAGATATCTTAGTTCTAAGATCTTCAGTTTGTAACGTTAAAGACAATACATCATTCTTTTCATCCATAATCCTAAGAGCCGCCATTTCTAACATCTCAGACATAGACCTTCCTCTGCACCAACCTTTAAACCGTTCCCAAAACTGAGGAGATACTGAGATTCCTCTGACGATTCTAACTTCGTTTATGTTCTTTCTTTTTCTACCCATTTTTCAACCTCTGGAAACTTCGGATACTATAACCCCTTAAATAATTATTTGTTATATATAATATATAATATCTTATATATGTTATATAAGAAAAAAAGGTTACTCTTCTTCCTCCATTTCTTTTTTAGTTTTAGCTATATAGTTTTCCCATTTAGCTATAATTTTATCGTAGTCCATGTTTAATCCTCTCTTTTAGCCAATTAACACCAGTCCAAAAACCTATAATAAAAGAAGTAAACATAAAAACAAGAGCAATAAAATTACTCATTTTTCTTTTCCTCTAAAAAATCTCTGATCATTTCTTTCATTAAAAGTACCATTAATCCTAATCCTGTATCAAATGCTTTTAGCTCTTTATCTTCATACTCCATTACATTCTTAGCTCTAAAGTTTCCAGCATGAATAATTAATTCATTTAATAAAACAACCCAAGCGTCTTTAACATCACTCATTTCTACACTCCCTACAAAAGC